GGCTGACATTAAAGCTTAAAGTTTTCTCAAGCAGAAATATAACTTTTAATGTTATCATCTGCGTTTTGAGATTTTCATTTATTATTCATAACGTCATCTAATGTATCATTTGAGAAATTAAGTTGTAAAGACTTAATTAAATCATTTGGTGCAGTGAAAGTACTTTCGGTAGTTGAACTACCATAGTAAATTTCATCAGTGGCGTTTAGAATTCCAAAACCACCCCGGACGATAGAACCAACAGTCATTAAAGATCGGATTTTGTTCCTATCTTTATTGAAAATTGATTCTATATCCAGGTCCTGAATTTCTTTAGAAGCATTATGTAAAATAATGCTATCAGATAAATCTCAGGCTTGTACGATCTTTCAAGATCTTACAATGGTATTGTAAATGGAAATAAACATTGGATCATCAGATAGTTCATTTTTATCCTCAACTTCAAATTTACTTAAAAGTAAATCTGGGTTATTGATAATAGAACTATTGATTTTCCCAACAATCTTTGCCATTCCTTGTGAAAGAATTCTTTTATACTCTAAAAGAGCTACTCCTTCACCAGGTAGAGGATATAGATCATTTTTTACTAAAGTTGCAAATAAACTTCTCAGTTTATCGTAACTATAGTAACCAAAGTCTATATCCAATGACAAAGATAAAGCTTCAATCATTTTAAGTTTAGATTTACTAATATTTAAAAAGATACGTTTAATACCCTTTTTAGGGCTTATATCGATCTTTTTAGATTTAGAAATACTAAACTTGAAATACAGTCTATATACTAACTCAACCAAAGAATATTTACTTGTAAACAGATTTCCTTTAATTTTGTAATAATCATATAAAATTATAAAAACCACAAAAGGGTTTTTAAAATTATTGATTATTCCTTTTAAAGGAACACCTGTTACTTCGACATTCTTAAAGGGTTTTATCCATCTTTTAGCAAATTCATAAGTATCTTTAGATACATGAGTTTTGTTAATAGATACTTCAACTCCCATAGAAGTTAGAACCTTAATATATCTCTTAGCAACTTTATCGTTTTTTATAACGATATCGTCACCAAGAAGAATATATTGGTTAAAACTTTCTATACCTTCAACTCATGCACAATAGTGTAC